AAACTTAGTGGGTGATAGATTCACAGACTTCAAGAAGGCAGTAGGTGATGCTATACTACCAGAGTTTCAAGGTTTCCTAGAAGCACTAAACAATGTGTTACTTGAAAACGGTAGTAACTTAGCAGAATTAGGTGCTGGTATAGGCACAAGTATTGTGAATGGATTCAAAGCCGCCGGACAAGCAATAGCATTGATCATTGACATATTCTTTACACTCAGAGATACAATTAGTTCAATCTTTGGTGAAATAGAACCAGAGACTAAAGAATTTTGGGGCGGCTTCTTAAAACTAGGCAAAGAAGCACTAACCTGGTTATTAAACAAACTGATTGATTTTGGTGAAGGGTTTGGTAACTTATTAAGTTACATACCTGGCGTAGGTGATGGTATGAGTGAATTCTTTGCCACACTCAGAAAAGACTTCAATGAATCAGACGGCTCTTTATCAGAATTAGCAAGTAGTTTTGGTGAGAACTTTGATAAAATTATAGTAACAAACAGAACAGCCAGAGACGCACTTGGTGGTTTCTTTGATGACTTAGACACTGGTGCAGAAAGAATTAGAGCAGCCGCTGAAGCCGCTGCAGCAGCAGCCAAAAAGGTAACAGAAGATGCAAAGATTGCAGTTGCACAAAATGCTATAGCATCAGCTGAAGCTGCAGAAGCCGCTGTAACTGCCTTTGCTGCATTACAAGAAGCTTTTGCTGATGTAAGCAGTTTAGAAGAATACAACATACTGTTACAAGCATTACAAGACATGTTAGGATCAGGCAGTATCACAATGGCAGAGTTTAAAGCAGCCAAAAAAGAATTAGATGACTCTCTAGCCAAAGGTTCAGAGCCGCTGTTAAACTTCATTGACACACTAGGCTCAGCACAAAAAGCACTAGCAGATGATTTAACCACAGCATTCTTAGAAGGACAAAGTGCAGGTGATGCTTTCCAATCATTCTTTAAGAAGATGGTAGCACAAATGATATCAGACGCACTTAGACTTGCAATCATACAACCAATACTGAGCAGTATATTTGGTGCCTTTGGCATACCAATTACTTTTTCACCAGGTGGAGCAGCAAGTCTCACACCAAGAGCAATGGGTGGACCAGTATTAGCAAACCAACCATATGTTGTTGGTGAAAAAGGACCAGAAGTATTCATGCCTAGAGTAGGTGGTACAATATTACCAAATGCACAAAGTGGTGCTGGCGTAGGTGGCAGTAGCATTGTGTACAACATCAGTGCTGTAGACACACAAAGTTTCAGACAAGCATTAGCAAGAGATCCTGAATATGTGTATAATTTAACGCAAGTTGGCGCTAGGAGACAACCAAGATAATGAGCTTACAAACAATCATAAACAACGCACAATTTATCACAATTGATAAAACAAAATTAAGTGCTCAAAGTATTTCACGCTCAGGTAGAGTGCTAACATCAGAAGTTACCACAGCAATGCCATACAGATTCACTGTAGGTATGCATGATGGCTTAAAATACAGCACAAACAGAAGTGTGCTAGAAGACTTAGATACACTAGATAAAACCACAGAAGAAAACATCAATATAGGCACATCTAACACAGGTTTAGATTACATAACAAACTACTTAGGTGACAGCACAGGCATAGCAGGCGTTACATGCGTTAGTGCAAGTGGTAACACACTAATAGTAAATGCTAGTGCGGCTGGCACAGGTACATTCTTGTTCAAGAAAGGTGATTACATACAACCAGGTAGTAGTTATAGATATCCATATCAAGTAACAGCAGATGTAGCTCACACAACTTCAACTAGTGTGGCAATACCAATTCACAGACCATTTATAACACAATCAGGTTATACACTTAGTGGTAAAGGGTTACTCACAGGTAATTCAGTTACTTGGAATGTTAAAATGATGAAGAAGCCATTATACTCAGTGGTAGCATATGACTTGATTTCATTTGATGCAGACTTTCAACTCATTGAGGTCATTGACTAATGGCAACAACTATAACACCAGTACAAGGCAATGAGATTAAATCAAGTTTGCTTATAGATTTAACACTAGGTACAACCACTTTCTATATAAGCACAGCTTATGATACTATCACATATGATGGTAATGATTATCAGTACTTGGGTGCATTCTTAGGTCTCAGTCAAATACAAGAAGATTTAAAAACCACTAACGGTGATGTAAACATAACACTAACAGGTGTACCAGATGATTACATTTCAGATGTTTTAGGTGCTAAAATCAAAGGTGGTCAAGCAGTTGTGTATAGAGCATTTTACAATGATGATTACACACTGGACAGTGCTAATGTGTTTCAAAGATTTAAAGGCATCATCACTAACTATGCCATTGAAGAAGAAATGGACATACTTGAAGGCAATCAAACAGCCACAGTTAGTGTTGCATGTGCAAGTATAAACACCATATTAGAAAACAAAATAGCAGGACAAAGAACAAATCCAGAAGATAGAGTAAAGTATTTCCCAGGAGATCAAACATTCAACCATGTACCAGACTTAATGGGTGTTAGTTTTGACTTTGGTAAAGAATATAACGGATCTGCCGGTGGCGGAGGCTACAACGGAGGTGGTGGCTACGGCCGTGGTGGCGGAGGTGGTGGCGGTGGCTACTACCAAGAAAGATAAGGTATAAAGATATGATAAGGCGTGCAGGTATAGATGATTTTGATAGAATAATGGAGTTGATGATCAACTTTGCTAACAGTTCACCAATGAAGCAACATCATAATCCACAGTATAATGATCACTATGTGAGAAATTTATTGTGTAATATTATCAAGAATGGTGTTATTATTGTAGGTGAACAGGATGGAGAGATACAAGGTATGCTTATAGCATCAATAAACAATGATCCTTGGTTACCAGAGATCAAAATACTCAGAGAAATGGCGTGGTGGGTAGAGCCTTGTGCTAGAGCATCAACATTAGGATATAAATTATTGAAAAAATACATAGAATATGGTGAAAAACTCAAAGATGCAGGTGTTATAGATCAATTTATGCTTACACTAATGGAAATATCACCAGACTTTGACCTAGAAAAAAGAGGTTGGAGCAAAATAGAACGCAATTACATGTTTGAGGGAGTAAACTAATGGCAGTTTTTAGTGCAATTGGCGCAGCAATAGCAAGTGCTATTGGTTTAACAGGTACATTTGCTACTATAGCAGGTGTTGGACTCAGTTTAGGTGGTACACTTGTAGCAGGTATTGTTGCAGGTGGTTTAGGTATAGCCACAGCCAAGGTTTTAGGTGTAAGTAAACCACCAGGAATACAAGCACAAAAAGATCCAGGTGTAAAAGTACAGTTACCTCCAGCAACAGACAACAGAATACCAGTGTTTTATGGTAGAAATAACACAGGCGGTATTGCTGTTGACGCAGAAATTAAAAACCGTAATAACACAATGGTATATGTGTTTGTTATTGGTGAAAAAACAGATTCAGGTACATACACTGTAAATAAAATATACAGAGGTGATAGCACACTTAATTTTAGTGGCTCAAGTTCAAGTGTTGTTAGTATCACAGACCCTAACGCAACATCAACTACCACAGTTAATGGTAAAATGCGTTGTAGAGTATACGCAGGTAACGCACAAAGCTCAGTTAACCAAATATTCCCAGCAACAGGCACAAAAGTAGCCGCACAGTCATTAACCACTAAAATAGACAGTAGCACAAACTATGAAGGCTTAGTTTATGCAATATTTGAAGTGGATTTTGACAGAGAAAACGGTCTCACAGACAGTGGACAACTTACATTTGATATCACAAACAGTTTAAGTGAACCTAGCAATGTGTTATTGGATTATTGCTTAAATTCACGCTATGGTGCAGGACTAAGCAGTGATGATTTAGACACAGCAAGTTTTGATGACATGTATGATTACAGCACAGAGCAAGTAGCATTTACTAATTCATTAGGTGTAGGTGATACACATGATAGATGGCAAATAAATGGTATGCTATCAACTTATGTACCAGTCAAAGACAACATTGATCAGATATGTCAAAGTGCAGCCACATTCTTTACATACAATCCAAAGCAAGGAAAGTTTTCAGTTATACCAAACAGAGCGGCTACCACAGCAGAAAAGAGTGCAGCCTTTGTGTTTGATGATGACAACATTATTAGTGGTATAGGCACATCAGAAACAGAGTTGTACAGTATGTATAACCAAATAGAAGCTGAATACCCAGAAGTAGAAAGAAAAGATCAAACAACTATTGCAGTTATTGATACTCCCAGTGGTGATAGAAATACCAATGAACCAGACAATCCTCTACAAGTAAGATACAATCTTATAAATGACAAACCAAGAACACACAACTTGGCTAACATTGATCTCAAGCAGAGTAGAACAAGCAAAGTTTTAGAATTTGATGCTACATATGAAGCACTACAAGTTGATGTTGGTGATGTAGTAAAAGTTACTAACAGCAAATATGGTTTTAATGAAAAACTGTTTAGAATGATGCGTAGTGTAGAAAAAGAATCAGAAGAAGGCATGTTAAGTGTAAACAGTTTATTACTTGAATATGATGATGATGTTTACACACATGCAAATGTGCAATCATTGAGTAATGTTAACCTAAGTGGTATTCCAGGATGGTTCACAGGAATATGGGGCAACATTGATTACTCTAACATTGCAAACATAATTGGTAATATAACTATTGTAGATGATCCGCTGGGTAATGTTGCAAACATTGTAGATCCACCAACAGGTAATATTATAGGCAATGTGGATATTGGAAATGTTAACATTGGTATAGGTGGTGTGGGCATTGGAGCCGGTGGCGGTGTT